ATGGATTCATCATTAATATCTTCTGATATACCCGACTGGTCTCGTGAGCGCGGTAAGCGGTTTTGGTCACCATCTCGTAAGTTATTAGCTTCAATACGTGATTATCAGCGATATGCAGCTAATAAGGGTTTTCTAAATAAATTATTGAAGAAAATGACTGTTTTTCGTTACCGTTTTTGGTCTGTTATATCATGCGCTGATATCCCGCTAAACTGTCAGATTGGTGGCGGGGCATCAATTCCTCATCCTAATGGGATTGTGATTCATCATAAAGCTGTTATTGGGCCAAACTGCCTAATTCATCAACAAGTAACAATCGGTGTTAAACGCAACGGAAGTGGCGCCCCAATTATTGGGGGTCATGTTGATATTGGGGCAGGAGCTAAAATCATTGGAAATATCACCATAGGTAAACACGCATTAATAGGCGCTAACGCCGTAGTTACAAAAGATGTTCCAGATTTTGCTGTTGTTGCAGGTATTCCGGCAAAAGTGATTGGCTGGACTAATAAATGATTTACTCGCATCTTGCCTGATAATAATTAAGCTGAGCTGTCATTGTAGTTATTTGCTCGACGAGGGTGTAATAATTCCGTTCAGCGTCTTTAGTAAGTCTGGGGGAGGTTCCTTGGCCCATGCTGGTATCGGTTTCGGTTTCGGACACGTTATCGCTACCGGCTGCTGAACAGGTTGCATTGACGAGCAGCTGCTTAGACTTATCATTAACAGCATGGCGAAGATTATCAATTTCATTTCTGGCCTCTAATATAGTTTGGTATTGAATTGCGTCTGCTGTTGCCCATAGCTTCTCGTTTGCATCGAGTTCAGATTGTAATGATTGCTGTGTTTTTAATGCTTCGTCAGAGATAGCTCTTAACTGGTCGCTGTGTGCTGTTTTTAGTTCTGCAATGTCAGCGTTTAAACGCCAGCCATTAACCAAGGCACCAATAGCACAGCCGACAAGGAATATGGCTAGATAGGTTTTCATTCGTACTGTCCTGCCAAACAAAGATTATCGCGATTATCTTGCCTGCGGTTATATAAGCCTTGGATGAACTGACCACTCGCATATGACCAGTTCGGCTTGCCAGAGAAAGTCGTTGCCAGTAAGTCACACGCTTTCTTATATTCACCTTGTCTTGCGTATTTAGCTGACTGGCTGTTACACGCTTTAACATAGCCAACATTCCACGCAAGACTAGATAAGCCATCAAAAACAGTTTGCGGTGGTAGAAACCCAATACAGTCGATGAGATTTGTTTGAACCTTAATGACTGCAATACTCATTACCCGATCACATTTCTCTTTCGACCAGTATTCCCCCACTATCACAGGCTCATCAGTCACGTACTTTGTTATTCCGTGACATGCTGTAGGCAGGCCATTTGCCAGCTTGTCAGCATAAACCGTCATGCCTTCACTGCCACCTTCCCACTTGCTGAGAAAATCGAGCAATGGCTGACTGGCAAGAGCAAGACCACCAATAACACCGGCTATGATTCTCTTTTTCATTGGCTTTTCCTTAGGCAATAAAAAACCCGCCGAAGCGGGTTCTTCTGTTGTTAACATTTAAACTGCTGACCAATCACCTTCAACTACATTAACAAACGTTGCCACTCTATCGCCTGTTGTGAAATCTTCAGTAGTGATGCTTCCGGAATTTAAAGCAAGCTCAAACAAAGGTGTATCGTCTGTATCAAGCCATTTAACATTTTTGATTATTCCATCAAAGAATAAAGAATTTACATATGAGCATCCAAGAGTTCCAAATTCTGCTGTTTGTCCAGAGGTTACAGTCGCTAATATCACATGCTCTTGCTCATCGAGATAAGCACTAATATCGTCTCCGAGCCCGGTCGATACTCCATCAAATTTAACATCAGAGAACTTGTCCCCTAAATATGCAAGCATGTCATTCTCGTCAAACTCTAGTGGAGCCCTATTTCCTGCCGCAGCACCGCTATCCCTATCAATTAAGAATCGTCTTACACCACCAGAAGGGGCAGCAGAAAATGTCAGTTGAAGTTTCTGGTTAGATGTTAATGTAATTAATGGGAAAGTTACTCGCGCTGAGTTTGTTGCATTAAAAGTAAGCTCAAACACAGATGAGTCCGCTGTGGCATAAGCACCAAAACTGTAATTTCCGTCGATTAATTTGCCGCTAATATCATCCCAAACATATTGATTTTGCGTACCTGTATTGAGCGCCGGACTACCATCTTGTGGTCTGTAATATTCACTAGAATCTAAAGGATCATAGTTGACGGGCCACGTAGTAGGGCGATCTTGATGATAAAGCAGGTTATTTATGTCACTAACGAGGGGGAAGGGGGTGTCAACGGATTTTAATATTACTGTGTTTGCTGGAGTGTTTGCTGTAGTTGTCAGATTAATTACTGAATTATTAACGCTCAAAACCGGAAATACATCTAAATCCGACTCTGAAGCTTCATTTCTACCATACTCTATAAATGCATCATATGCACCCAATACACTCTGTGCATCCTCTCTGATGCCGATGTTATTTTTAAACAAGACATTCGTTCGTCCCAAAGTTATTGACGACCTTGTATAACTGTTACCTCTCAAAATGTTGTAAGCAAAAACCATCGGCAGGCAAGGAAATTGCCTAGTATCAGAATTGGCTGGGCCAATTGCAATATTCTGGAATCCCCCGTCAAAATCGTTATTCATAACAAAGCAAACATCTGACGCCTCGCCGTTCGACCCTAATCTAAGGTTAGGCTGATGCCCTTTGCCGTCTGATGACCATCCATTCCTAGACCTCATTTCATTTTGAATAACCCCTATACTGTCGTATTTACCCATTCGTATCGGGCCGTGCCAAGGGTAGTAGCTATAATGCACGTATAACTTGTGCCCATTAGCTGTAGCCACTGTTAAATCAATTTGATGAGTCCCATCTGACGCTGTGGTGGAGGTTGCATCTGTTCCTAGCGTGAACGTGTAGTCAACTCCAGAAACCAGCTCAGTATAAACGCCGCCAGAATCTCCAGACAATGGTGGTTCGTAGTCAAAAACGTGCAACTCTGAGGGATTATTGTCTATGTATATGTCTGTAAGAACCCGACTCGTAGTGACTCCATCCCCGTCAAAAAGTTGAAAATATTTATCTTTAGCCCCTTTAAGCCCAGTAAGAGCAAGGTTACTCTGCTTAATTGAGTTACCCTGAAAAACAGCTAACCTATAACCACCAAAAACTCCGTAGTTCTGCCAGTTTGTTATGCTGTTGTCTTGAATTAAAACGTTGGAAGTTAAGTTTGAACCGTCATCAGAGATGTTTATCCCTATCCCTACACCAGATAAAGAAGTACGCCACACTGTTACCCCTATAGATCCATCTCCCGCTATAGGAGTAACAGAAAAATCTTCCCCAACGCCAGTTTCAACGTCATAATTAGACTCAATATTTAACTCAAAAATTATTGAATCTTCACTTGGATGGCGCCAGTATTGTGCGTAAAATAATTTTTTACCTCCATCAGCGGGCGGCCTGCTAAATGTAATCTTTGGGTCTAAACCTGTACCAAAACCACCATATTGACAGCCTTTTTTAACGTAGAAGTTAAAATCATCCGCTACAACTGTCTGATCTCTTGCTATAAGAAATCGAGCGTTCTCGCCCTTCGCCAACATCGCTGCTTTTGCTGATGACCATTCGGTGTACTGTAAGCTACCAGTGGGCGCGCCAGTAAACGCACCAGACGGGTCAAGGCAAATTGTTTGTGTGCCAGCGTAAAATGTATCTGCATTTAGCGTTGTAAACGTATGAACTGCGAAACCAAGCTTACCAGTGGCGTGATGCTTGCACATAGATACCGCAGTGAATATCCCTTCATCTCCGTAAACATGCCCGACAACCCCACCTTGTGCTAAATTTGCGTTATTTCTACCAAACTCGCTACCAACGTTTTGTAATGTTGCACCCTCATCACCAAAAGCAGTCCAGAAGGAGCACTCCCAAACAGGGTTATCTATTCCGTAAAAGGTTGAGTCTGTAATCAGATCGATAACAACACCCATAGGGTTGGGCCTGTTGTCTGTTGATATCTTCATCTGCAAGTCAATGCGCGCTTTCTCATTAACTGTGATCGACTGCTCACGGGCAACAATGAAAGATGACTCCGTGATTAAATCACCCGTCCAGCCACCCCGCTTCCTCAAACCACCAAGCGCTAACTGAAGTCCTAGATTCATGTATTTTCTCCGGGCATAAAAAAACCGCCTGGTGGCGGTCTTTGTTTGAGTTATTGATTAAGTTAAATCGTTTTTAATGCATCAATGGCTGGATAAGCCAAGGCAAGGGCCTGTTGTGGTGTGGCGGTGCCTGTTTGCCTCATCGCATTCAGTTTGTTTTTTGTACCCACTCTTAGCTGCTCTATTTGTGGGGATAACACGTTGTTCCATTCGTTGGCGGTTGCGATGATGAATAGCGCCGCTTCTTCTAATGACGTTTCGCGTGCATTAAATTCTGCCACTATCATTTCATACCCCGTTGTATCAGCAGGGAATCCGGCATCGCGATAAGCTTTAGCCTGTCGCATTTTTTCGGTATAGACGGCCTCTTGCCCCTGAACGGTGGTGATGTACCTTGCTCTGGCATTACCGGCTGCGATATCGACATCATTTAAAAGCTGCTCAACAGCATCATCTAATGAGGAAAAACGGGTTTGTTTATACTGCATTGATCGTTACCTGGTAATCGAGAAATTCCACTTTTTTGATGGTGACGGTGTGAGAGCCAACCACATCAGATGAAAACTCAAAAACACCGTCATCACAAAGACCCACAGTCTGACCATCCACAAAAACCTCGGCGTCCATTGGAATAGATGAGAAAGTAACTTTTTCAACACCATCAGCCTGAATAATTGATTTATCAATATCGATATCACTTTCAGCACGCAGCTCAAGAGTGCCTTCCAACACGTCCACATAATATTTTGTGTCATCAATAAAGCCTTGAAATTCAGGACTGATTTTTAATACCTGACAATTCTCTGGTATGTCGTTTTCATGTGGGTATTTACCACTTGTTTGTAAAACGATTTCACCGGACGGATTGTAGATGACATAAAAATTAATATTCATCGTTTGCCGGCCGTAAGAACCATTGATTTGTATCTTGCATCATAATTACCCGAGTTAGAGGCTAATGATTGAATCGTGACTGTGAAATCTCCCGAGTACGTTAACGCATACGGAAAGTTTAAAACCATCATTCCAGGAATGGCGTTAGTGTTGCCTGAATTATCTACTAGATTAGATGCCACAACAAACGACTCGACCAGGACTTGAACACCATTTACTAAAATTCGCCAGCTAGCAGTCAAACTACTATAGTAGTTTGGTGCCCTTGCCATCGTTGCGCTCTTGAATTGAATGATTAATACTGAGCCGTCAACCACGTCAGGTATATTTATTGTTTTAGACAATACTGTTGTATATCCAAGACCAATTGCTGTCGTACTAGAGCTATAAGCTCCCTCACTCAAAATAATGGACTGGCCGGCAATCTTTAACGTATCAACCTCAGCATCACCGATGTAAGCATTTTTGATGGCCGCTGGCCCCATATAGGTACTGATATTCGCGGCGGTGATTTGGTCAATGCTGGCAATGTCACCAAGACCGACAATATTGCTTGATGAAATATTGCCACCGGATGACAAAACCACATCGCCACTATCGTTATAGATAGTGATGCCCTTAGCGACCATATTGCCGTTTTTATCGACATAAAAAACGCCATTGGCCGCATCTTTGGCCCCAACCCCGTACCAGATCGGATAATCACCCTCACTGGACACTTCCACACGATAACCCAGCGTGGACGTGGTTTTGAATATGCCACTTGTGACCGTACCAAGCACAGCCGATATTGCGGAAAGGTTCGGGACCGTAATTTTCTCAGCCGTTACCGCATTCGCCTTTAACATCGGTGTTTCGATAAAGTCATCATGAATGACGGTGGCGACAACTTCTGAACTTTTAGCATTGACTTCATCGCTAAATATCAGCTCATCTTCACCCCAGACATCGACTCCGGCCAGACGGATATACCACCGCTCACCATAGACCACAGGTAAAGAGTAAATCAGGCTCCGAATATTCGGCTCTATCAGATTACTTGTGCCAGGTATAAAGCCTTCTGTTTGGCTGGCATATAGCCTGATATGGTCGAAATCAGCCTCTGTCGGTTGCTGCCACTCAATCACCAGCTGGTCAACAATGCTTCTGATCGTGACACCCGTGATTTTCTGAACCTGATTGTTTTTAACCCTTAGCGTGGTGCCGGTATCGCTCAGTACGCCATTTCCATTCACCGAATAAACGGTGATATCAAATTCGCGGCCAATGCCATACGTGGCTGCTTGAGCATAGGTAAAAGAAAATTCGGTTTTATTACTGTTTTCTGAGTATTTCACCTCACCGATGAGATCTGATACTTCAACAAACCAAGCCGCTGCCGTAGGCTGATCTGACCACTCCACTGTTGCTGACGTGCCGACAAAAGGCGTTTTTAGTACCAATCCGGTCGGTGGTTCAGGCTTGGCAAACTCAGAACCCACCTCTACTTGCCTTTGGAACCACTGGCCTATTTCATCGTTTTGTGGGGCAATTCGCACATCGACTGTGCCAGGTAATACGGATATCGTGACACCATTAGTGGCAACGGTTGCCGCTCTACTCCATGTCGCGCCTTCGTCATAGGAAACATCAACCAGATAGCGTAATGCCTTTGCCGCTGGTGACCATGAAAGCATTAACTTAGGATCGGTTACTGTACCTGTTTGCACCACAATTAAATTCGTGATCGCAAAGATAGGCTCTTCTTTTGCTTCCACGGCGGGCGTAGTAACTATCGTGCCGTTATTGATTAACTCATCAAAGGTATGAACAATCGGGTTATCCAGCACAGTACTGATCTGCACTTCCATATCACCGGATGATTGCACGTTCTGGACCAGCATCGACCGTGGAATAGAAACAGGCGAAGAAAAGGTATAGTAGGTTTTTTCTTTGTCATCACCCGTGTATAAATACTCAGGCAATGTGCCAAGCACTGTTACCTCGTTTCTGTTCGCTTCTGAGGTACATTCAAACGGCTCACTAGCAACACCATCATCCTGTCTAAATAGAATCTGGTGTGAACCTGTCAGCTCAAAATCTACCGGCTCGGATAGTGTGATTTTATTGCCATCCACAGCAACAATTTCACCACCTTTACCCCATTTAGACATATCCTGAGAGACAATCGCCCCATCGAGGTAATCCAGTACGCGTCCATCAAGTTCTGTTTTAAAATCGGCACTAATATTTCGATAATACTGAACCGCCGCCATAAACATGGCTTCACGATGCGCTTGCATCCGATTTGTGCAACCAAACAAAGACACTTGTTTTGGCCTTTCTGCTGGGCTACCTGGTACCGCCGCAATGATTGGATCTTCTTCCCATGTGTTGGGATCGACATACTTAACTTCTACCGAATCGTCGGCATATTCATCTGGCGTATGGTAAGTCACATTCATTGAGCCAGATAAAATATTACGGCCATTAAACATATAGACATTGGCTGGCGTTGGGCCATCACGGATAATGTCAAACTGATCGCCGTATTGATACGGATAAGCACGGCCAACCAAACAAATCTTTTTCAGCGCTTCCCATAGGGTGATCTTGGTATCAAACTGACCATCAAAGTAATCGCCACGGGAAGCCCACAAATCATCTAGCGTTTTGAGCTTGGCGAGTGGTAAGTTTTTATCGGTATATAAGCCACCATATTCGGCTTTTAACGCATCACAATAAGCCCATGCGATACTTCGCGTTGCCTGCTCTGGCAGCCATTGTGTACCGTCCCAGATAGGCAGTTTTCTTGTGGCAACCAGATTAAATAATCTTTCATTTTGATTAGAGAGGTTATCGGTAGCTCTGGCTTTAACGGCCCATGTGGAGTGATTATACGTCTGATTAGATTCAAGATAGGCTTTTAAACCTACCCAGCGTATTTCGTCAGACTGCTTATAATCATTTACGGTGTTGTTATTTCGCTTACCTCGAACTTGGACACGGCCTGTTGTTGTTGTGATCGCGCCTTTTAGTGTTCGTCTAATCGCATCAACCGTTGCATTGGTATAGGTTTGATGCTTAAACAGTGTCCATGAACCAACCCCAGTGCCATATTCATCCACGTCTTGATATTCAAACTGAACAACCACTGAACGTTGATCTAATCCACCATCATCATTGGCATAGTACAAACCTTTAGGAATAACGAGATCAATCGCCAACTCTTCAGCGACCGTATCGACATCATTCGCTATAAATGGTCCTGTCCATCCAGAATAGTCCGCTTCATTAGGTGCGTACAACGTGGCATTGGTGACATCAGGTGACACATTAACGGCATCACGAAACAGTGTGATTTTTTGACCAGGTGAATAAAAGGCATATTCCACCTCATCGAAGTTAGCAATGGGCGTGTCGCCAATTTTTAGCGCTTCATATTCATACTCGCCCTGTCCGATGGCAAACAGCTGATACAAATACTGATCATCACCAATAAATTCCCGATATGGTGATGATGCAAAGTCAGGGTAAATTCTATGTCGTCCATACCTGGCCGGTATCGGCTTGTTAAGACGTGCCTTATTGCCTCTGGCATCAATGTCATACGTGGGGCTTTGCTCAGGTAAGGTGTCGCCAACATCCACGGTAGGGACGGATATCAGCGAATAAGCCACCACGGCTAAGGCAATAGAGATAATGATCGCAATGGTAAATGGATCAAAGCCATGAACCCGTGGACAAAGCATAATCACATCGCCTTTTTCAATGATCTTACTTTTCCACTCGCCTGACTTAACCTCATGCCCATTCAGGTAACACAACACAGTCTTTGTTGGTCCTTGATAGGTTCTTGACGCTTTGCTGAGTGTTTGATCAATGGTGTGACCAGCATCAACATTGATCTCATCGCCATTGTGAGCATTCAGCGGTGACTCTAAAACTTTAATTAATGCTGTCATGAATACAAAACTCGAATCGTTTAAAACCCAGTGTTTTTAATTTATCTAAAGACTCTTTACAGACTTCAACTCCATCTCGGGCATGCAAGACTCCACCATCGACAAAAATGCCGATATGGTGAATAAGCCTGTCTTTTGACATCAGCACCAGACAGCCCTCTTTTGGCTTGTCTAACGCTATCCAATGCCCCGTATTTAATTGCTCTTCTACCGCCAGGTGAAAGGCTTTTTTATCGTCTGTATGAATATCGATATAACGCTTCACCTCAATACCGTAATGCGTTTTTAAGCAGTGATTAACCAGCCCCCAACAATCGTATTTATCTGGCCCTGTAGCGTAGGGTTCCCATTCAAGACCGACATAATTAGGCCACCAAGGCATCACGCTAACCCCGGATGAGTTGAAAGCTTATAAACGATCGATGGAAACGCTTTATTGACCACGTCGGCAAAAGTGGCCGAAAACGTGACCGATTCATCAATGGACTTAGGATTGATCACAGTCATTGTGATGGGATCTGATGCTGGTTTACTTAAATCACCTGACTCATACTCACGAATCGTGATCTTTACAGGCTCACGATTGGATTTAGCCTGTAATTCAAGTTGTTCATTAATTTCAAATGACGCCCCGTAGATAGTCACGGACATATCCTGTCGGCCTTTAACACCCTTTTCAGGTAGTGACACCTTAAATGCCGCTGCTTTAAATGTGACCATTTCACCGGCGTTATAAGCTGCGTCATCTTCTAATCCCGCGGTCAAATCATTCCAGCCCTGCACAAGTCGGTGAGCCACCGGAGAAAATGCCGGATTACTCAACTCAATGGTGAGGTAAAGAATCTTGTCTTTTGGATTCGATGCAAATATCGTATCTATTGGCCTGCTCATACGGTTTCTACCTGCATGCTGACTCTAAATAAACGGCCACGGATCGGCGTTTCAGGTGATACCTCAATGATTTGAACCGTTACATTTGACTCAACCCCGTTTTCAATAACGGGTACCGTTAAATAATTCACCCCGCCATTGAGATCGTCATCCCATAAATCATTCCAGATAGCCAACTGCTGTAAGTTCATAACAAAGGACAAGCTGTATTCATCAGGTACGTTCTCAAAACGTTTTCTGATACGTCTCGGTCCTTGCTCTGGCTTGGTGATCACCCGGCCATCGCCGCGTTTTCTCTGGTACCCACTCACAGACGCTTTAGGCAGCGTTGAAGGCCATGTAATTGTTGCCATTACCTTCTAGCCCCTTGTGCCCGTTTAACGCCGTATATGCCTTCCATTGCTTCAGCTACGTTGCTGCCACCTTTAACAATATCGGCGGCCACAGCTTGTCTAGCCTGTTGAACGGCTTCTGCAATGATTTGACGATCACCATTAACTGTTTTATCTGACACCACCTTGAGAGGCGGTCCGTTGTTAATAATCGTGACCGAACCTGTTCGACTGGAATTTGAACCTTGATTTTTAGTCAGATCCGTAACCACCTCATTTGGATGAAGCATGGCGTAAAAACCACCCTTACCGTCCTCACCACCTGAGCGCGAACCATAGCCAGTAAAACCACCGCCATCAAAGCTAGGTAATGACGTGCCTTTGATGGTGGACACAATCCCTGCCGTGGCTGAGATAACCGTTCCCATCGCTGGTAGATTGGCTGGGAAAGGTAAAGAGGCGGCATTAGCGATACCCTGCTGAATCTTCACAATAGACTCAGCAATGGCAAAGGCTTTAGACGCTGCAAAGAGCGCCTTATAAATGCCTGACTGCTCACCACCAAAGGTTTTGGCGATATCAGCCAAATTACCAAACAGCGCCGTATTGGTTTGAAGAATCGCCTGTGTTTTCTGATCTTCCAGTGACTTAAGGCGCTGATTACGCGCTGTTGCCAATTCTTCTTCAAGCGCGGTTCTTTGCTGTTCAGTTAAGGCAACATTTTCAAGAATAATCTGACGGCGTTTCTCAAACTCATCACGAACGCTTTGCAGTTTCTCTTCAAATGTGAACGCCTCCACATCATAGCCAGAGGTCACTTGATCCGAATACTTCTGGAATAACTGATCTTGCAGTTTTGCCTGAGCGTCACTACCTGGCGTGGTGTTGTTATTGATTAAATCAAGTTGAGCCTGATATTGATTGGCTAGGGTAGTATTCGGGTTTAGCTCATCACGTAGTTTCTGGAATTTATCCAGATTTTCCAGCTCTTTATCGAGTGATAAATTCAGCTGATCAACCGCTTGTTTTTGGTTGTAATACGCTGTCGTTGTGTCGATGATCTTCTGTTTTCGGATTTCATCTGCCTGTGACAGCTTGGTCCGTGTCAGCAAACCATTTTGCATTAAGGCGTTATGCACCTCTAAGGCTTGGCCTTCCAGCGTTAATGCCACTATGGACTGCTGAATAGAAACAATCTGATCATCTAATGCTTTAGAAAACTGTTTAGCCTGATCCTGAAACTGCTTTTGTTCCTGTTCGCGTTTTTTATCCGCTTGCAGTTTTTCTTTTTCGGCCTCAGTCAGCGCCTTATTGGCATCCACCTTGTCATAAAGTGCATTGGTTTCATCGACTAATCTGGCTTTTTCTTCCTCTGAAATTTTAAGCCCATCCAGAGATAAAATAGCCAATTCACGCTTACTTAAACCGACTTCTTTTTGAGCCTGTTTTACATCAGATAATTTATTTAAAAACTCTTCTGAGTACTCAGTTTCAGGTGATAGTCCAGCCTGTTTGGCTAATTCATCATTAGCCGCATTGATATCACTGATTTCTTTTTTGTAACGTTCAACAATGCTTGTCAGGGTAGTTATCTCACCCTGCATGCGTTTAAATTCTTCGCTGTTTTTAGAGTGACCGCGAGACATTTGACCGCTGGTATTTAAATAGCGTTGCGCGGCGCTCTCAGCCTCGGTTAGCTTTTCTTCATAGTTTTCAAGACTGGTGTTAAGTTGTCTTAATCGAAGCTGACCAATTTTGCCGTCCAGCTCAAGCAAGGTTTTTTCAAAGTCTTCGGTTTCTTCTTTAGCGAATAACGTAGAGGCCGCATAAGATGCCGCAGCCACCCCAGCAGCGGTTAATACCACCGGCCAACCACCCAGCACGCTAATAGCCGCCGCACTGGCTGCGCTTAACCCTCTGACCGCTGCAGTTGTTTTATTAATAGGCGCAGCCTGTGCAGCGCTTCTTAGCACACCAAAACCAGCAGGATATTGATTACCTGCTACGCCGCCAAACATACCCAGACCAGGAGCTGAACGCTTAGCAACCGGGGTAAAGGCGGTCGCTGTTTTTAACGAAGTGGAAGCGGTAACTGCAGCACCATTTAGGGCTAAAATCTCTTGTCTTACACTTCTTACCTGACCACGCAAAGAGACAAAGCCATTAACAATCAAACCACCGGCTTTAAACGCCAGGTAAGTTGACACCAACACTTTACCCGCAGCCGTTAAATCTTCGATGGTTTCTACAACACTATCAATGGCCTCTTCATTTTCAGCGAAGGATGACAACGCCTGAGCAATATTATCGATGGTTTCTGCAAACTCATCAGTACCATAACTCAGCTTTTCATTCACTTTTGACAAAGCACGGCTAAAGCCCGAATTTAACGCCGTCGTGGTTTGCTCAAGCGCCCGTGGGAACCCTCTGAAAATCAGATTGATTTCATCCGCCTGACTATTGATGGCCGTAAAGACCTCTTTGGATAAAACGCGTCCCTCAACCACAGCAAGCCTTAACTGACCCACGGTCGTATTCATGCCTTTAGCAATCTGGAAAGCCAGCTCAGGCACGTTTTCAACAATAGAGTTAAATTCTTCCGCTCGGACAATACCAGACGCCATTGACTGTCCAAACTGACGCATGGCGAACTTCATGTCATCAAACGATGCACCAGAAGTCACACCGACCTTTTGCACCAGATCCAGCATTTCGATCATCTGATCGTTATTTGCATCTAGTTCAGGGGCTACCCTTGCCAGGTTTTGAAACAGCTTGATGGTTTCTCTAAGCGATGTACCGTTACGCTGAGAAATCAGGAATAAACGACCGGATACGGCCTCATAATCACCCGTTGCAATGGTAGCGACTCTGATCCTTGCTTCAAGCACACGGAACTGATCAGCAGACGTGAGCGCCGTTTTACCTAGCGCAACCACTCCCGCAGCCACACCCACCCCAAACACTGTCCGCAACACAGAACTTGCTTGTGTAGCTGCTGACGATAAGGTGATCACACCTTGGCTGGCAGATACAGCACTTTTCTTTGTTTTGGCTAACGAACTTTGAGCGGTGCGATTGCTTGCAACAAAAGCACCGACATTATCCGCTTGCAGCCGAATACCAACGACAACTTTACTCGCCATCTGATGTCTCTTCCTGTGATGAAGCCGGGTGATTTAACAGTGCTGATTCCAAGATTCGTATCTTGTTAAGCAGCTTTTCATCCCATGTGATGCTTAATGTTTCAGCCACCATTTTCACGGCTGGATAATCAAACCCCGTGCGGCCATCTGGCCCTTGTCGGAACTGCGTCTGACAAGCCATAAATAAATTGAAGGCATCAAGGTTTTCTTTGTATAAAACAGGGCGTGGACACGCCTTACATGGGGGAGAATGGGCATGTGATCGCTGGCAGAACTCAGCACAGTAAGACTCTGTTACCTCATCCTTAATCGGTGGCAATAACCAGCGAACACAATCTAGGAGTTTTTTCCTTGGTAGCCCTCTTGACACAACCAAAAGCCATCTATAAACGCTCTGGCTATGTATGGTGTTTTGAACACTTTTTTCAGGTTAGCTTTGGTGAATGGCATGGGCGATCCATCTGCTTCATAGATGTCATCCCAACCAAGTATTTGATCAATAATTTTCAAATCCTTGACACGGCTTTGACCATCAACTTCCTCTAACAAACCATCAGTTTCATAGACCTTATACTTAACCTTAACTTGGTGTTCGTCATGCTCTCCTGAACCATCCTCACGCGGGACAATGATTGTGACAGGCCATAAAAGCGATGTAATTTCAACGACTTTAAACATTTCTTTTTCCCATAAAAAAAGCCCGCATAAAGCGAGCTATTTGTCAGCATAAAAACAATGATCAGATTGTTTCGATTGAATTTTTAACCGTGACTTTTATACCGAGATCACTACCTTGAGCAAAGGCTGAAAAATCAACAGAGAAACTACGACCAGCAGGGCCTTCAACACCAGGCACAACCGGACCGAACTTTAAGTTAGGGATAAGGAACTCAATACTTTCATTACCCGCCGAGCCTAATCCATCACCTTTGGATAAGGTAATTTTCAAGCTGCTGGATTGATCGGCAAAAGCAAGATCAATCAATGCCTGACTCGCGGCGTTATATATACCGGTCATTGAGCCTGTAACCTTACCCCGCCCCTCATCAGCGGCTTGAATAGTGCCAAGTCCACCTACAACACGACTTTCATCAGGCTGAACTTCATTATCGATATTCAAGGAGATTGTTTTAGCATGAGCAAAGGCGCTGCCATCCACCTCTAATGCCGCACTAAACATAGATAAGGCGGTATGCCCATAATCTGTGGGCGTGGCATCAAGTGGTGTGGCTGACTTGGCGACTTTTTTGCCAACCGTATTAATGGTGAACTTACACGGACCTTTATCGGCAAACTCAAACGAACCCGCTGTAAAGCGTCTACCAAGATTTTGTGTATATCGAGAGGCACCAGCCAGGTTTGGACCGTTATCCAGCTCTAACAAGGCACCAGCAGGCAAATTACCAATAGTAAATTCGTGCGTGTATGGTCCCGTACCTGTTGTTGATACAGCACCTAATAGGTGTTTAATCAGGAAGCAATGACCCATCGCGTTTAAGTTGCCCGTTAAATCACCATCATCAGTGATATCACCCAACATCGACTCATTTACGCCGCGACCCGCGCCTATGGTTTCATCTTCAATCAGCTCTTGCGATTCTGTTAAACCAAAGGTCACTAAATGCAACTTCACACCATCTGGTACCGCTGGCGCTTGTCCGAATGCTGTCTCTTCAAACAGGGTAAAACCTGCTTCACTACCTTTTGGATTTCCCATCTATTATTACCCCTTATCAACTTTGTTCAGATTTGAGGCGCTTTCCTGACCGGGTGTTACTTGCGTAAACCCTTTCACCTCCGTTAACCGTTTTGCTTCCTGACTGGATACCGAATAAACCTTGCCAGCCAGATAATTACCGCATGCCTTAACACCTGGTTTATTCAAGACAACATCAACCAGAGCCGCTTCCTGCTCTGTCACAACCGCTTTTGCCATAGGATTTTCTCCAAAAAAAAGGGCGGTACCTTTCGACACCACCCTTTATCTACATTAAATTTTTTATCGCTTTGCAGCGCGACTCAATCTGTAATTCATTTCCTGCGTAAACACGACAGGCACCCGTGCTTTTGCCACCAATTCAGAGGCGTGAATATCCCACATTTGAGGAACAGCCACTGTAATCGCTTCGTCAATAGGTAACTCACTGCGATTAGGCAATGGCCCTCTTCTGGGTACCCCCTTACGCCGCCTTACCTTTCTGATGGTTTTTCGATAGGTAGTGAACACCCCAACGTGACCGCTTTTCATGGTCGCCACAAATGCATGCTTTAAAATTTGTCGTGGTTGCTTCTTCTTTACCTTAACCGTTACCCCTTCACGTTTTTGGGTGGGGTTAAAAAGCGATAAAGCCAAGCGCACATCGGCTGATGTTAATTGTGAAGTCAACGTATTAAAGTTTGACCGCTGCACACTCATGGTTTTTTTAATATCACGTGCTTTTATTGCATATTCAGACGTGATTTGTTTCGATGTTTCTTTTCTAACAGTAACAATAGCTTTGTTCAGCGCCGCATTCATCGCGGCTATGGCAATTTTAGGATCAAATTGCTGTTTTGCCTTATCAAAGTTACTGACCAAAACATCCATTAAAATTAATCCCTTTCACGCTCAACCTTGTATGTCGAAGCCCATATCACCTTGTCACCGCTGATATTAATAACCCCACCTTCAACAAATTCCACAAAACCATAATCACCCGGCATTTTCCAACCAAGTAACGCTTCATCGACCTGATCTTTCAGATCTTCCATCGGCTCTTGCTCAGTCTCAAGATTGATATTATCGGCCATCATTAATAAACGAAATTTATCCAATCCCCACTGCTGAACAGAGCCAATCGTTGTACTCTCTTCTGATTTTTCATCTAAAGCATGCACAAAACAGATAGGCGTACCCGTTATGATCTCATCATCATCAATAGCCATTAAATCGGTTGCCGGTTCGACACGCTCTTCAAGTAAGGCCACCTCTTCTTTCAGACGCTTGATGATAGGGATTATTCTCATAACACTTTATCCAGCAGCACATTAACCCAAGTTGCACCATCCGGTTCAAATCCAGACACTTTGTATGATTTAGCGAGGATAGTCACGATCATGCCACGCTTAAACAGCTTGGCATTGTCTGTTGTGGTACCGGCAGCAATTCTGTCACCGACTTTGATTTTTACCCCTTCGTCGTTTTCATACTCAGGGCCAATCTCAAAAACAACAGGCACAATGACACTCTCACCATCCACCGTAATTTCAGCTTCATCACTAAAACCGGCATCAAGACAAGCCTCATCTAATTCTGATGTATCAAACGCCATGTTGTTAACTCAACATCGCTTCGACACTGGTGGTCACACTGATTACCTCTTTACCTAGAGAAAAATCAGATCCAGCTAAAGCATTAATGGTTTTACTGCCACCACCTTCAAAACTAAGCGTTACCGTTCCAGCAGATTGCATTCGCAATACATTTAAATCACTGTTGGAAATGTCGTAGTTAGTAAACGTTGCCTGTGCAGTATCTTTGTGTAGCGGGAAAGCTTGTATTAAGCCGCCATACTGATAATGAAGCATAAAATATCCTCTAAACAAAAAAGCCCCTAAAACGGGGCTTTTTACTAGACCAGGAGCAATTTACTCGCCTTTATAGGCTTTCCATGCTGCATCACGCTGTTCTTCTGTGATATCCGCTCCCAACTCGGCCTCAATCACTTTAACGACCGGCAGACCTTCATCAGTCCATAGGTCTTCATCATCAGGATCTAATTGCGTAATGACATCGATAATTTGCTGCTCAGTGATTTGATTATCACCATCACCATCACCATCACCATTAGGCTCTGGTTTAGTCGCCTGTTCATACAAGGCTTTTAAGTCTCTGGCTTTCGCATCAGATGGAAACTCAACATTTAATGCTTTCAGCTCAATTTTGTACCAATCCATCGTACCCGGTTTAGGCGCTTTATCACCGCCATTATCTTGAGTAAACTGCCCTTCAATGACCACGTTTTTAGGCTTTTCGGCTTTACCACGCTTTAACAAGTCATCAGCAACTTCATCTGGCAAGTTGACGTCACCCGGACCGGCCACTTTTTTTTCACCTTTCACTTTATAGTGAATTTGTGTATCTACTTTAACTAACATAGAGATCACCTCTAATTAACTGGGGAATAACTGAACCGGATTAACGCACCGTGGCACAGAAGGTGGCATTGGGACGATAAGGCACAGGAAGCGGAGCTGATTGCATCAATAGAATGCGTAATGAAGGATCATTTTCCACCCATGTTTTAGGGAAGAACTCCATTGCCATAAGCGCGTCTTCATCTTCAATCGCACCAAAATGACGAACACCTTCCACACTGTCACTACCCAGAATAACGGTGTAGTCAGGGATCATCGGTGTTTCAGCGTTACTCTCAGGTTCAACATACCAGTCGGCATACACCCAGTATTGAACGTTGTCGATACTACCTTTATAACTCAGACCCAATTTAGCCATAGCTGACAAGGTCATTGAGTCAGGCGCGCCCAGTGTTTTATCAATGTTTTTGATAAACTCGGGATCTTGCTTTAAAAGTCGATAGGCTTTGGTGTCCAGCACGACTTTATCAACAGCTCCACCGCCATTTTGTAATACTGTCAGAGACCAGTCTTCTAAATCCGCCATAGGCGATACACCAGAATCACCCCATTTTGAACCGGCACTTAAGGTTATGGTATGGGCAGGATTACGCTTAAAGTCAACAATCTGCTCAGGATAGTCCTCACCTTTAACGGTGACTTTACCCGTACGCATGGCTTCTGAGGCCATGACTTCCTGACGGCGGGTTAACATATCCACCTGGTCGGTTAATTGATTGTTTAAATGCACCATACGGCGCTGTTTCATGGTCATATTGCCGCCCAGCTTTTCACCCGCAAGGCGCTTGTTGGCATCACCAGGACGAAGAACGCGCTTATCTTTGACATAAGCCGGGGTAAAGGTGTTAGTAAGTCTACCAAGCCCTTCAACAATCTTACCGGCGACAGAAGGTGACACAAAGGGTGAAATACGACGCTTACCATTAGCGACATCAAATTTGATTTGTGCCTCTTCAGACACATCCACCATTGGGAAAAACAGGGATAACAACCCAGTTTGAGGGCGAATCAATGTAGGCACTACCCGCACTAATCGCTGCGTATTAATATCATCACTCATTATTAATCTCCAGACATAAAAAAAGGCCGTTATGGCCTTTATGAGTTAAGTTAATTTCGTTGTTTAAGCGGGAACGGCTTCTACGATAAAGATGCTCAGATCACGGAATGCATCACGTGTAGATGCCGCTGTATGACCGGTACCAAACGTGAGCTTGTTTGAGTTGAAGTCACCCGTAATGTAAGCGATAGTTTCAACATCACCGCTACTCGCGTCGGTATCTTCTGCCAGGATGCAATTCACATCTTCTGAACCATCTGAACTTGCAGATAAACTAAGTGTTGCTTTATCACTGGCAGTGATAATGCCTAATACGGCACCACGTTTTAAATTTTGACCACTAATCAATGTCACGGGTTTGGAACGGATAGGAAAATCACCCGCATGCAAACCGTCATTGATATTCACTTCTTCTTGTGTAAAAGAGGCTGACATAGTTATGCTCCTTATTAATTAACAGCGTTAAATGATTACGCCGACTTATTAGCAGCGCTAAAATCTCGCGCCCACTTTTCATCAGCATCTAATGCCACTGAATCAGTGTCATCCGCCCCCACAGTTGGGTTTGAATCTGACATTTCAGCATCAAGCGCATCAAAGGCCGTTTTGCTTGCTTGTGCCGGTGATGCAGCAAGTAACTTCTTGGCTTCATCAACACTCATTTCCGTTGAACGAGCAATATGCATTGCCAACTGGCTACGCCCTTTTGCCTCTTCACACGTCAAAATGTCATTGAAGCGTTTACGCTCAGCGCTTTTCGATTCAACGACTTGATTGTTTGCATCAGACACTTGCTGTTCAAAGCTAGCCTGTACCTCTCTTTTACCGACATCCACAGCCGCTTGATAAACTTCTGGGTGATCGGCTTTCAATGTGTCTAAATCCATTGAATATTCCTCATTAAGTTGCTTAATTACACTTTCCAGACTGCCTATCTCATCAGCAAATCCGGCCTCTATTGCCTTAGCGCCGATCAACACACCGCCACGTAAGCCAATAACCTGTTCGCGGGACATGCCGCGATATTCCATCACTTTTTCAATAAATACTGCCTCGGTGTCATCGATGTATTTCTGATACACCTTTAGACCTTCATCTGTTTCAAGATCCAGTCTTTTATCCGGGGCATTACTTGATACAATTTCAATAACGTCACTCTCTTGTCGTTTAAACCCAGATACGACACCAATTGAACCAACTACAGCCGTCTCATCTAAAACAATCTTATCTGCAGCCGCACCAACCCAATATCCGCCACTTGCCATCCGGTCAACGACGTATGAAACAATTGGTTTACTGAAATTTTTAATCTGTTTTGAAAATTCATTAATCAACGTTGCACGACCGCCAGGCGTGTCCCACGCAATGACCGCAGAATGAACTTCTTTATTCTTCTCAATAACGCCAAGTTCTTTGATAAGCATCTCAACGGACATCGCCCCAGATATTTGATCAAACATATTCGCATAAGGAAACATCGGACCTTTGACGTACATGACTGCTACACCGCCATGCAGATCAACTTTTATTGAGTTATCTAAACGTTCTCCCCTTTCCTTTAGGGCAGCTTCAATATCCCCTTCACGCTGGGCAATGCTGAGTATTTTTTCATACCAGTCTTGAGTGATTACCCACGGACTACCATCGGTCATAAAATCGACTGCTCTACCCATAATTTTTATCTCTTAATTTGAAAGCGTTAAGTGCTTACTGCTCTTCATCATCGGGTGATGATGGTGTTTGCTTGTTTTCATCCGGTTTTTGTTTGTCATTTGGCTTATCTTCATCTTCTGGAATGAAGTAGTTCTCAACAGGTTCTTTAGCTGAATCAGTTGAAAAGCCAGCAATAACAGGAGCCATAGATTGAGGAAGCCCGATTCTCTCTGCTGTCTCTAAGCCGCGTTTTAACTCATAAGCACGCTGGTCCTGAACTTCTTCCCAATCTTTACCTTGCTCAGCACATTCGTCTTGCTGTGTGGACAGACCAATATCCATTTTGATTTGAGAGCCTTTGGCTTCTTTAACAATATCTACCCAACCACGACCGGGACCGATCCATTTAGCCTGAGTGTAAGCGGCTTTATTGGCATAAAAGTCAGGCGCTTCGATTTCGCCACGTAATACGCATTCTTCAAACCAGAGTTCGTAGCATGGCTGCGCCCAGTAGGTTGATAACCATGTTCTACGTCCATTAAAGAATCGAAACGCTTCAAGCATCGCCGCTCTGGCGCTGGAATAATTCACCTTGGAGAAGTCTTTCATCAAAATCTCGTAAGGTACATTCAGTCCTGTTGCGATATTTCGGTAGGCATACTCCATAAACGCACCAAAGGCTGCGGCTGGCCTAGATGGTGTAAATGGCGTCACACTATCGCCAGGCGGCAATTGAATCACTGAACCGCCTTTAAGTCTGGCTTTCCACGTTTTACGTTCGCCCAAGTAGGTCTTGTAGTCGGCATTAAAGGCATCAGCGATACCTTCAAAATCCATTGAAGATTGAATAAAGGCTGATATGAGGGAATTAGCAATAGCTGTTTCAAGCTCATTGCTTTGATACTTGCCCGTCATTTTCAAGTCAGCCATCACAGAGGCTAAAAGCGGCTCACCACGACTTTGGCCAGGCCGTTTTTTATCAAAAACATGGATAAATTGTTTTCTACCCCGGCGTGAATAGGCTTGGATTTCCTCAAAGTCATCCACCATCGATGTCATATCCACATCAAACGGATGCGATCGACGAACGAAGTAAGAAACCACCTCACCAATGCGGTTAGTTTTAATCCCTTTTCTTAGGTTAGCTTCATTCATTCTGTTTTCTGGATTATCCAGACGGGCAGAATCAATATGCATAAAGCAGGTGCGATACTTTCTACCCTTTAACCAATAAGGGATAACAGTGGCATCACCCGCCATACAGCTTCTAAACACCGTTTGTGTCATGCTGCCGAAGGTTTGCTGACGTGTGACATCAAATTCTGTTGTTTTTGAATAGGCACGCCATCTAGCTTCCACATCACGTGCAAACTCACCAGCCCATTCTTTGTCCTTGCCTAACACGATGTAATTAGGCATTGCCGCCAGTTTTAATTCTGGACCAACAACGTTATCGACTAAGGTTTGTTCGTAACCGGAAACGACACTGTTGTTTCGTGATAAATCTTGGCTACGGGAGACAATCGTGTCTAATTCATCAAGCAGATCAACATCCGCTGACGCTCTACCTACTTTCCAGTCGGCTAACTCTTTTACTGTCTGGCTTGCCGCATCGTATGATGTATCAGACGCCGCCATCAGATTGCCATAGCGGTCAACAATACCTACCTGTTCATAGCTCATGATGAAAGCTCAATAGGGCCGCCGATTCTGTTACCACCTTTGGCGCGGTTGATTTGTTTTTTCAAGTCTTTGATATACCCCATCAGCTGCGGCATATCTGTCGGCGTTTTTTGTAACCAACGACCATTCACACGAATCTCAACCATTTTGTTACCTAATGCTAATTCGTGATAGGCCGTTTCAGCTTCTTCAAGACGGCTTTGCAATGTTGTTAAATCAGGCATGTAATATCTCGGTTTAATGTGTGTTGGTATCAAAAAGCCCCGTTTGTTCAGGCTCTTTCGTGGCCGCCTTTGACAGTTTTTCTACTGTGGAAACCAGGTTATTTTCATCCCAGTTTGCAGCCCATGAAGGTGGCTTATCCCAGTCGATCAACGTCAAGCGTTTTTCAATCATCACTGCTTTTAAACCTGCATCGGAGTAACTAATCAGGTCAAAGCTTTCATTACGTTTGTTAAGCGGGTTATCCCAACCTGCTTCGGTTCTTACTTCAGCAACAAGTTCTTCATAAAAGCTGGGTTTTAAAAAGTCTGGAAAATGGATATAGCCGGGACCAGGTTTGTGTCGGGCCAGGTCATTACTGACAGAGTCTTTTAGTCGAGTCGTGTTTAGAATCCAAAGCGGGACTTCGCCACGGCCATTGGCTTTTTTCTTAGTCTTGTCGGTGTTTTCTGGAAAGCTTTGTTTGACTGTAGGCACGTGTGACTCAGGTTTTGGCCTGTCACCTTTTACCAACTTAAATTCTTTTTGAATCCCAAGCTTTCGCAGTTTTCGCCAGTAGTCATAAGCATGACCCGTGACGCCCTTTTTACCACCTGAATCACAGACGGTTGTTAACAGACTCATCACCCGACCAGAGCCATCCGATAGCGGATACGTCTTTTTCAAGACTTTCTCGGTAATGAGATCCCAGTCTTCAAGGTAGGCCGCTGGATCACAGGGCATTTTCTCGCCATCTTCAATACGCGAAGAAACACGGATGGAAAAGCGATCAATAATCCAGCGCTCATAACGTTCACCGTAGCCATTAACCTGAACTTCAAAACCCCATCCCTGAACGTCAATGGCAGCAATAATGAATCTGACACCTTGCGGTATTTGTCGTTTAGGTAGGTCTTCAGCCCGTTTTTGGTAATCATCAGCACTGACATTGGAGACTGTTTTTGGCGAAATAAACGGTGCGCCAAAGTCAACGTTAATGGTGGTTTTTAGCCCTTCTTCATCATTTGTCAGGTCATAGAGTCGGCAACCATCAAGGTATTTTTGCGCCAAGGCTTCTGGGTTAGAGTAAGCAGCAAAAATACCGGGGAACCAAAATGAGGCTATCCGTGTTTTTCTCGGTTCTCCAACCAAAATTCCGTTTTCAATCTTGCAACCTTGAGGTACCCAAATGTGTGTTTTATTCATTTCTCTTTTGTGAGAAGGATCAATAAGACATCCATTAGCTGTGCAGACAAACGACACTTTCCGAGTCATATCTGCAACGGTTACGCCAAACATATCTTTGGCGTAACTAAAATCTAGTCCTCTTTGGTCGAATGCAGGGAGATAGTATTCACCACACTCAGGACATTTCACGTAGTAACGCTGCATATCGCCCATATTGAACAACGACAATGCACCGGCACATGGCGGCGCTTCATGTTCGCGCCCCGGCCTTGGTCGCCACGTTGGATCATCAACAACAAAACCAGGGGAAGTATCAACAACCGTCATTCCCCTGCTAAGGAATTTCGTCGTTCTTTTCTGGGCCAGCATGAACGGTGAACCTTCACCATCCACATTTTGAGTCATACGGTCATAGTCAGTAAGCAGCATGTACTTAAGCGGCTTACCAGATAACTCATTAATTGAAGGCCAACGCTGAAAAAGCACAGAGCCAGAACGAAACACTTTGTCATACGTGTTATCGCTTTTACTACCTGCAGCCTGTTCTTCTTTTAATTCTGGGCTGTCTCTAAATGCCCGTTTAACCACCTGAGTATCAAAGTCACGCGCTGTGCCTTTGGTGGTTTGCAAAATCATAAAGTCAGATGCAGGATCGCATTTGACGATATACGCCATAAAGCAGGTGATTAAACCTTGAGTCTTACCACTTTGAGCTGGACCAACAAAAATGACCGCATCATATTCACGACTATTGAGCAGGTTCATCGGCTTAATCATGTAGGGCGTTAAGTCTGGGTTCCAAGGCTCAATCGCACCACTGGCCGTCCGGACTTTGACATATTTTTCTGATGCCTCGGTAACAGATAGTCGCTCAGGTGGACGAATCCTTGCCGCTACTTCGTCACGGATTGTTTTTGCTAATGCCAAACCCATTAATCTAATTCCTGAATGGCATCAGCCCATTTTGTTTTAGCAACATAGATACGCTCTTCAATCGATGTCACAATTTCAGGAGCTAAACCAAAGTCACGCTCTAACTCATCACCTAAGGAGTCAAAGATTGGCAAACCTACTTCGATAATTTTCACCATTTGTTGGCGGCAATCTTCCACGTCAACAAGTAAGCCTTGTTCTTTTTCCAGAGCTAAACGATCGCGTTCTGAGGAAAACCACGCTTTCCTGTCTTGCGGAGCCATCTTTTCGGGATCTTGCAATCCGTCAATGCCGCCGCTTGTCGGTAACAAAATGGCTACTGCCGCATCTTTAACAGAATAAACAGCGTGGCCTCTTCGATGACCTGACGGAGAAACATTTGCTGCAGCTAATCGACTGCCTACAGTTTCACGAGCAATACCAAAAGCACGACTTAACTGGTTCAGGGACCAGTTCATATAATCGTTTTGTGGCAGCACTTCTGCAGTCATGCGAAAACTCTCTCAGGCAATCTTTTTAACAAAACCCTCCAAATCAAGGCATATCAATGGATTGCCACCTATAAAACAACTATGTAGTTGAGATCCATACAGTCCCAAAAACTCAAAAATTTCGCGCTTCACCGCCCTCGCCTATTAGGCAGATTGTCAGGGAGTACCTTTTTTATTTTGATGACGTTTTGAACGAATGCGCTTGATGATAGGAAGCGAAAAAAACTTATTCTTTACATAAGCCCACGCCGCAGCGAGATGATTAACAAGTGGACAGATAACCAGCCTAGTTATTAACATCGGTTCTTTCTTAGTTGATGGTGGCTGTACTAAGCCGATCTCAATCTCACGTAATCGGATAAGTCTTTGCCGGTATAGGTGGCCGCTAATTGCTGAAAAGGCTGCGCACGTTCCGGCAATGATTAACCCTAGGTACTCAGCAGACATGCCTGATATAAACGCGAACACACCCCACAGCCAATAAGCCAACTTATCCATGATTGTTAGACTGCTAGTAATACCGCTATTTAAATCATTCATATGAACACCAGGCAAAAAAAAGCCCAGATGAACTGGGCGTGTGTTGTTGTTTGGAACTTATTCGACGTTGTGGGAATACTACGATCAATTTTTCCGTCGTTTGTGGTTATTACTGGTTAATTATGGAGTGATATATATACATAGACATATACATCATGATGATATTTTATTCGGTGGGTTTTTATTTATAGAAAATATTGCATTTAATGCGAATATTATTATCAATATAGTGATTTCAAATTATCTGCAGCAGCATCACCCAGTAGATAAGTGAAAACATTGCGCCTAACAATTTGCATGACGCGCTTGGGCGTATCTGCTCTACCAGCTATCCAGTTATCCATGTGTTTTCGCTGGTAATTGGTTCCAAGCTCCGCGTTAATGTCTGATAGCAAATCGTCTTTACGCTCAGGCATGGTGTCATCACTATCTGTTGTCGTGTGCAACAGCATTTCAATCACGGACATTGTAGAGAGCTCGGCAATCTGTGACTGGATATAATCATTTATTGATGTATTGATACTGTTTAGTTTTATGCCGTCAGAAAACCCAACAGCATATGCATGATTGATATCCGCTGTTTTATGTGTGATTGCACCGTCTTTGGTAGACGCCCACTGATTGCGGGCGTTTATCATATGTTTGTTTCTGTCTGCGCGCGACATTATTTAAGCTCCAAAATCGTATATTCTATTTTTCTGTCTAGCGCAAAAAGCTCTGCATCATGCAAATCAAACGGGTATCCAATTGCACCAGTTTTGAATACGAATGACTTTAATTTATCTCGTAGATCTCTTGCAGATATTACATCTGAATCGTTGACATTCATCATCTTGTCAATATCGCTAAAACATGCATCTGTATATGCTTTTAACTTTAAAATATCTGGCAATGTTCGAATAACAATGCTGGTATCAGCATCTTCATCGACAAGAATTGACAAGTCTTTGTATTTTATTAAAACCACCATTAATCTCTTTACTAATCTTCGCAAGTTCTTTTCGCGTTTTTTCAGAATTTTTCACCTAATTTAATAATTCTACGCAGAACGTACTCCACAACATTTTTATTGTATTCTTCGACCAATCCTTTTCGATGATTCATTGCTTTTTCTAAGTCTTCATAAATTTCAAGTGAGTTTGCCATGCATTTTGAATAAAGTTCTTCTTCTCGGTTGCAGAAATCAACGAATAATTCATCTGTAATATAGGGCTTAATAAAGTTAGTAGTCTCTTCTGTCATTAACTTTGCTGATAGCTTCATCTTTAACCCTCCAACTCAAACCAGCGTGTTTCTGCGGCCTCCAAAATTTCAACCAGTTCAAGCATTGACTGCTCTCCGTTACCAGATTTCGGTGCTTCCTGGCGTAAAAACTCGGCGTTTTCTGAATAGGTCATTGAGCTATCGAGTTCGCAATTTCTATCAAATGCAGCCTTCTCAAGTAGGTTTTCTAACTCTACAGTGTTGGTAGCTTTTTTAATTTCGTATTTGGTGATCATTTTTCTATCTCCTTCCCATTCTCGGCGGGGAATCCGGTGACGGCATTATTGCCGTCTACGGTCCCCATAATACTCTATTTTTAGAGTTTATCAATACTATTTTTTTGATCTGCTCGCCTTTTCCTTTGCCTGCATGTATCGGAACATACAATTTTATTTTTAAACCCTTTGAAGGGCTGCCCGCAAACGGGGCAGACCTTATCATATAAAACGCGATGTTGATGTATAGACATTTAGTGATACTCGCTAAGCTTATCAATGATGACTAGATTTGTATTAACGCCTGTTCCTGACTCTTTGAATGATCCCTCTGGCAACTCTATCACCTCACCACCTACCAGGCTAAGCCACGCACGAAAGCCAACAGACTTTTTATCACTTCTAAAAAAGCCACTAGGCGACATGATAGCCACTAAGCGCCCGCCATGCTTAAGGAATTTATACGCATGCATAACGTGATCAATATCCTGCAAATTCTCAAAAGGTGGATTCATTAACACCTTATCAAAACTTCCGACAGGCATACGGTCAAGGAAATTAATATTTTCAGGATTGAACCCTTTTAAATCAAGAATATTCGCGAGACTGGTATTTTTCTCAATTGCGACAATATTCGTCGTGTATTCTTTTATCCTGTCACAGATGGCACCACCGCCCGCGCTTGGCTCAAGCACTCGATCATTACTGCTTAAGTTGGCATAATCCAGCATAAGATCAATCACTTTATCAGGGGTGGGGAAATAACCTGGTATTTTCACAAACTGCACAGACTGCACCGCCTGCCGTATCTCATCTGCTTTGATGTCATTCTCGCTTTTCTCACCTAAGAGCGCCCACAAGGCCGCCGATTCTGGTGTGTTTTTGCTTGGCTCACCCGTGCAAGCATGATACGTGTGATAGCCATTAGCAACCGGTTCTTTTTTGCTGGACATCAACGGCATAAGGGCCGCTTTAGTAGTAAAGGGCTTTAACAGTTCAGGCACTTCTCCTGCCTCGTGCATATCCGCCAATCTTAGCGCGACAGTCTGCACCCTTTGCAACTGCTCACCATCTAACCGGGCACGCATCGCTTGTGCGACTCGTTTTGGTGTATTGGTCAATCTGTCGGCGAATTTAGCATTAATTGTGTTTTGCAAACCTTCGGCAAGCTTTCTCAGCTTTTCAGCCGTTTTAATGCAGTTAGATTTATTCTCAGCTGGTGCAGCTGTATTGCTAACCTCTTTTTTATCTTCTGTTTTATCTGGTGATGCATCACCAGAAAAGTGATCAGATAAAAATTGCTGTGCTGAAGCCTCGGACTTAAAGGCAAACCCGCCCGGAGTTGTGCCCCACTTTCTCGAATACCAGCCATTTAACGCTCTGCATTCTGTCAGCAATTCATCAAAGCGATCGCGGCTTACGCGGTCAGAGATAACTATATACATTGTGAACTTATGCTTTGTGTGTTGATGCTCTTCGATATGTGCATCAGCATTATTTACCAGTTTTAATTGTGGTTTTGCTTTAGCCGGTGATGACACTTTTCTGGTAGACCAGAATAATTCCGATAACTCTTTTTCCTGACATGAACCCGAGAGAATTAAATGCACTTGATGACTGATGCAATCATGGCCCCATGAATACGAACCATCATAGAAAGACATATTTTTAGCCTTTTCAAAACTTTCCGGCTTATCTTTACCGTTAGAATAACGATTTCTTAATAAGTCCCATGCCGCTTGATAATAATCATCTGTGAAGTTATTTTTACCAAAGCAATATTTTGTTTGTGGTATATCTTTTCTACTGTTTGTATGCTCATACATATCAGTCATGCTGTCAAAGCGTCCATATTGATGCTGATTAGCAAACGATTCTATTTTTTGGAATGTTTCAGGATCGACATTTTCAACTGACCACGAGACAGAGTCACCCATAGAAAATGATGAAGAACTAGCCCGACATTTAATACCCAGCGATTTTGCATACTCTCTAATACGTTTCGCTACTTGCGCTTGTGGAGATAATGTTTTTTTTGCTTTTGATATACTAGATGTAGTCATGATATTAACTTCCTATATAAGTTATTGAAATGATTAGGGATAGAGCAAGGTTGCCGCCTTGATTTATCCCGCTGCTAATCTCTAGCAGTTGGTTACATTCTGTCACGTTTATTTAATCGTGACAACAAAAAGACAAATAATTACCAACTTTTTTATAAGTTATTGTTTTTATTGATGTTAAATATTGATATTTTTGCCATAAATGACGGCAAGAATAGGCGGAAACCGTTGATATACCTAGCTTCCGCAAGATTGATAACTATCTGTTTTATATGGTTTTTATAGAAAAATCACCCAAAATCACTCGACTTCCAGTAACCACTCAAAAAATCACTGGAAAATGAAAACCGCCTTCGGTGTTTTCACTAATTCAAAGTTGCCTTCGGTGTTTTTTAAACTGACTTTAACTGTTAATTGTGCTTAGTTTCGGCCAAACTATTGCTTGGCTTGTTGTTCTTTTAAGGTTATATCTGTTAAGCGATGCAGATCACCAACACATCTCCAAGCTATTAACCATTTTTTCCACGGATGCTCATCATCCAATTCCCAAAAATCAACCTTCTGTCCATCTGGGGTTATGAACATATCAATAGAATCTATCTCTCCACAATCATAGAATATAGAAACCTTCCATCCACCACTGCTATCAAATAATACATCTGCACACCAATTTACAGAATCACTAGGTTGATTATTTGGTGGTCTAGCTATTTCAACCAATTCTAATAGTTGTTGCCACTCGTGAATGTCATACTTTTTTAGCATCTGTATAATTTTATTTGTATCTTCACGATTTATTCTTTCAACCATCAAACCACCTCCATAGCCACAGCTTTAATCACCCTGTTCTCAAACCTCCTGACTTCCGTTTCACGCCATCCGGTAGATTGGCAAATATCTTTATAACGGTTTTTCACTATACGTGGACCAAACAAGCATGAACAGACTTTCCATTCAACGCCTTCGTACCTTTCCTTCATGAACTTACCCATGCGGTTTTCAATTTCCGTGGGATCTTGATTCCCGTTGCCACCGCGTACATGATTCAATCTTTCATGAGAGGATATATCAGGCAGGCCAAGCTTTTTAATTTCACTATCAATGATGGCCCTACCCCAATCACGCAAATACATTTCGGCAAGATACATTTTCTCACCCATACCATTCCCGTATTGCTTCTTCCACTTCGCTGATGATTTGTCTTTCGATGATTGGCTGTCCAAGCTCATTACGGTCAAAGCCTCCTAATAACTTTTCGGGGATTTCCTGATACGCCTTATCCAAGGCTGTGTAATCATTGTTTCGTATGATTCTGACTTTCGCGCCAGTGAAAAAAATATGTAATTTTGATGAACGCTTAAAATGCCGTCTCACCCGATCCAGCAGGGCATCACGATCTAGCACCGGATTATCCGTACTAAAATCAATTTCCTTGCTATGGCTAGCCATACCCACTATTGACCAACCAAGTAATAAACATCACTGGACACTGACTCAGCCTTTATGCCGACACGCTCATAAGCATGAACCTCATTGGCTTCAAACACATTCAGCATGTCATCAAGCACATATTTCGGCACACGATGAACATTGCCATAATCAGCATTGGTATATATCACGCGAATAGATACATCATGATAATTCGCTAAATCAACATACGGTTTTAGCTCTTCAATCTTAGGAAATACATCGCTAACAACTACCGACTCACCACGAGAAAGTGCATAGTCAGTCATCGACAAGACAAAGTCTTTCGCTTTATCAAACAACTGAGCATCAAACAGATACCGGCCATTGGTATCTGAAAAAAGGTGATCAGGCTCATAATGCAAATGATCGGGAAAGGCTTTTTTCGCTAGAGTACTTTTACCGCTACCAGGTAAACCACGGATAATGACAAGCTCAACAAGAGGTGTTTTTTTATCAAAAAAACCGTTCCTATAAAACTGATCATCAAAAACCGTAAAGTTAACATCCTCAATAGGACAGGAACCAATCCGAATACCACTTGGCTTGATATCTGCTTTAAGCTTATCCATATCAATTTCAGGCAACCGATAAGTATTAACCTTTATAAAAGTTTTTTTCTTTTTCTTACCCATCAATAAACCCTCCCGCCCTCAAATTCACAAACAAAGCCGTCACTGCAGCGATGGCGGTTTTACCCACGCCACAAGGCACCTTTACCAGCTCAGCCTTAGCAAAATACTCACCCGCCGAATAATTCAACGAACACCCGATGCCAGAGATAGCCAATAAATCCATTTTGTAGCCCAAATTGGCGTGATTTTGTTCATCCTGCTTGCTCATTGCTTAGCCAGTGAAAAATCACCGTCCTTGATTCGTTTCAATGCCTCTCTGCCAAACTCTCTGGTCACTGTTGGTGGCTTCCGGTCTTTCTTCACCTGCTTAACCATGTCCGAAAACAACAACAAATCAGGCGGTGCAACGCAGTTTTTGACGGCGATAGCCCCAGCCTCAAGGATGACCTCTTTGTCAAACCATCGTAAGCTCACCTGCCACTCTCTGGCTAAAGAATTACACGCCTCTTGATTGGGAAATTTACGTTTCCACTCATCACGCCAGCGGTTATTAAACATCTCAAACAGTTTATCGATAGGACCATAACCAACAGGCGGACGAATTGCTTTATTCACCTTTGGCTGCCCTGCACCCATCATTTTTAAAGTCTGTTCATGCCCTGTTGCCATAACTCACCTCCGATACACTAAGTCACTCAATGCGTGACCGTATTACCCCTGCCTGCTTTCATTTTTTTATCAAACAACACCTGCAAACTCCGTCTGTACTGCTGATAGGTTTCTCCCGGTGCCGGCCCTCTTAATCCCTGTCTGCTTGCCCATCCCGGCAACTCCTCATCCACCTTTGGCATTGCTGACGGCACCTGGACTGATTTACCCTGCCCATTGGCATTGACGGTCCATTTTCTAAACACCGCTTGCCAATCCTCAATATGTTGACCTGACACCATCCACTCACATGACTCGTAGTGATTGAAAAAGGCAACGGGATCGACTTTGCTGTTTAGCTGCTGACAAAAGTGTTGGATTTCAGAAAGTGAAGGTCGAATATAAAAATTCACTTCCTCATCGGGAGACTGATCATTATTTAGACTGATCTGTTTTATAGTAGTCTTATATGTCGGATTTAAATCCGAGTTTTTTTCGGATTCATTTCCGACATAGTGATTCGGATTTATTTCCGAGTTTTGGTCATTTTTCGGATTCATTTCCGACATAGTAAAATCAGCAAACTCGGATTTATTTCCGACATAGTAACTTTTGCCTTTTTCAGTGATCCGAATGCAATCTTTTTTACCGACTTTTCGGTATTCAATTAACCCCACTTCATGCAGAGATTTTATATGCCGATAAATCGTGTCAGCCTTCAAACCAAGAATAGGCAACTCATGACTGATTCGCTGACGCGACACCCAATAAAACACCGTATTTTCGATAACCTCTGGTGCAGCCCAAGTAGACAACCCTGTCAGCAAGTCGAATATGACCGCCTGGTTGATATTCGTAATACCCAACTCTAACGCCTGCTTTTGATTGACATGGATAGAAAACTTCATCTAATCACCTGATTGATATCAGAGCTAAGGTCAATCACAACTCACCCCGCCATTCATCCATTTAGTCCGGATAACCTCAAACGCTTTCTGTTGCTCTGGAGAAGATATAAAAACGTGCTTAATTTTTGGGAATGGTTTAGTTCTCGTCAGGCATAACCGACCAACAACCGATTGAAAGGGCTCAATAACCCGAGTCACGCCATCAGGAGTTTGAATAAATATCGTTGCGTTATCAGAGTCTATATTGACAATCACAGCTCCCCCCGCTCCCGCATCTTCTGCAACTTGCGCGAACACTTAGGATGGGACTCATTAGACCGTTTCGGCTGACCGCACCCTAAGCAATGCTTCCGAATTGGCATGCCACCAGAATAAAACTGATAATCTGCCTGCCTAGAACCAGCAAAGCGCGACGTACCCCGCCCCATATTCCGAGTGCCATAACCATTCGCCATTAGCGTTTACATCCAAATAAAAAATAAAACCCTTCTCGAAGCGCCAGAGGAATCGCCAAAGCAAATATCGCAACCAGCGCAAAGCAACCAACTAACAGCAACCCGATCACACCAAAAAATAACTCACCCAGACTCGGCTCTTCTTTTTCACTCATTAATCAAGGCTCCTGCCATGACCACCCCGAATAGACGCCGACGACCTGACTTGCAGCCGACCACGCCCCCGCTGTTTACTACGATTAACAGGCTGTTGTTTGCTTTCACCCCATTGACTAATTGGTGTGGCGTAGACCGTTGATGGCAAGAAATACCCAAAACTTGTAAACAAAATAAACAGCACCATTGGCAACTTATCCTTGCTCACCAAAATGCCTTTGATAAAACCAATGGCGATGGCCTGCTGAACGTTGTCCACATTCAG